TCTGACTTTGAAACAGAGATTGGTCGAGAAGAAATCGAAAGCTTTGCATTCCATAGGTTCAAGCATGTCTGATGGTGTTGATTTTTCATTGGTCGGAATGGATGAGCTGCTTGGGAAGCTGGACGCTGTCAATCACGATATTAAATATAAGGGCGGCCGCTTTGCTTTAAGAAAGGCTGCAAACCTAGTTGCCCAGAAAGCCAAAGAGGGCGCTCTACGAATAGATGACCCTGCAACTGCAGCGAACATTGCTAAGAACATTGCGGTTCGTTGGTCTGGTCGATTCTTTAAAGCCAAAGGGGATTTGAAGTTTCGGGTAGGTGTCATGGGTGGTGCGGGTGGCCCCAAGCCTTCTGAATACTACGAAGGCAACCCGGGCAAAGATACCAGGCACTGGCGCTATCACGAATTCGGTACCCATAACCACAAGGCGCAGCCTTTTATGCGTCCGGCTGGAGAGCAGAGCACAGGTGAGGTCGTTGATGTGTTCGCCACTCAATACAGCAAAGCAATTGATAGAGCTCTAAAGAGAGCTCAGAAGAAAAAGGCCCAGTAATGTTCCCTCCGATTTATCAAACCTGTGTCAACGACGCGGGGGTTGTTGCCGTGCTTGGTGCAGAACCGAGGATCTGGCCGTTTGGTAAAGCCAGACAGGGCGCAGCAAAGCCTTATGCTGTTTATCAGAACATCAGCGGCAGTCCCGAAAACTACATTAATCAGACACCTGATGCTGACTACAACCTAATTCAGATCGATATCTACGGCGATACCGTCGAGAGCTGTCGAGAAGCGGCCATTGCTTTGCGCGATGCATTTGAACCAATAGCACATATAACCGCCTGGGGCCGCGAAGACCGCGACCCCGACACCAATCTTTTTGAATTTTCTTTCGACACCAACTTTATAACATCGAGGTAACTTGTTATGAGTAAGAAGACCCAAGGCACTCAGCTGTACATCATCGACCCAGCAGATGACACCGTGATCACAGTAGCCTGTGCTACATCAATGAACGCAGGCGGCAACCCCGCTGATCAACTGGATGATACTTGTCTGGAAGATCAGGACCGCAAATACAAAAAAGGCCTAAGAACACCTGGCCAGGCGGCTATCACTATCAATGCTGACCCAAGCATTGCTAGCCACAAGCGTCTGCATGAGCTCTCTCAAGACGACACTATTGATAACTTATCAATGGCGATCGGCTGGTCAGATGGAACGGATGCTCCAACGGTTGATTCTAACGGTGATTTTGTTTTCCCAACCACGCGCAGCTGGTTAAGCTTCGAAGGCTACATCGTGGACTTCCCATTTGACTTCCAAATGAACTCTTTGGTCGCGTCGAACATTCCTGTTCAGCGTTCTGGTAAAGCAACTCTAACTGCCAAAGTAGCTTAATCAAATGGAAAAACTTAGCCTCGATAAACTGAAAGAACTGGGCTCCTTTTCGGGAGCTCCAGTTGAAAAAGAAGTGACCTGGAAGCAGGGCGACCAAGAGCACACGTTCACGGTTTTTGTTCGAAGACTGTCTTATCAGGAAGGTAAGCTCGAAGCAGAGCATTATCGTAAGAACAAATCTGACCTTATGGCATCACGCATTGCCTCAAGTATTCTTGATGAAGATGGGAAACCAATCTTCGACATCGGAGACATCACCGGTGAAAACGACCCTGAGCGCGGCCCCTTAAACTTTAGTCTGACAGCAGCATTAATGAATGTCATTAATGAGGTCAACAATCTGGGAAAGACCACGAGCTCACAGACGAAGAAGAACTCTGGCACGAACTAGTTCTAAACGGTGTCGGTGGGCGCACCATCGCTGAAGCAAAAGAAAACCTTTCCTATCAGGAGTTCTTGGCTTGGGCTTTTTACCGGAGTATACGCGGAAGCCTGAACCCAGGGGTTATGACCGAACTGAGTGTTGCAAGCTTCTCTGCTGTGTACTCAACTTCTTTATCCAAAAATAAAAAATTCAGCATGTGGGATTTTACACCGCACTTTGATAAGCCCGAACCCAAAGAAGTATCAATCGAAGATTTTTATAAGGCACTTTAGATGGCATCACGTTCATTAGGCACACTCACACTTGACTTAGTCGCAAAGATTGGTGGCTTTGAGCGAGGCATGGACGCAGCTGAAAGGAAGTCAAAAAACACTTCCAACAAGATGCGTAAGCATGCAAAGGATTTGGGTGCCGCCGTTGGTACCATGCTAGCCGGTGGTGTCACAGCCTTAGCTGCCTTTACTGTTCAAACGGCCAGTTCTGCCAGAGAAATCCAAAACCTTTCGAAGGTAGCCAACACCAATTCACAAGACTTCCAGCGCATGACCTTCGCCGCGTCTCGCTATGGCGTTGAGCAGGAAAAAGTCGCAGATATCTTAAAGGATGTTAATGACAAGGTAGGTGACTTCCTGCAAACCGGTGGTGGCCCATTAAAAGACTTCTTCGAGAATATCGCGCCTTTGGTAGGCGTCACTGCCAACGAATTCAAAAATCTTTCCGGCGACCAGGCATTACAGCTTTACGTTGATTCCCTTGAAGCCGCCAATGTCTCTCAATCTGACATGGTCTTCTATATGGAAGCCATTGCATCAGATGCCACAAAACTCCTTCCCCTGCTATCCAAAAGCGGCAAAGAACTTAAGAATTTAGGTGATGAAGCTGAGCGCACCGGCAATGTCTTTTCTGACATGGACTTCGAAGAGCTGGCAGAGCTCGACCGCACTATTCTTGATTTCAAATCAACCTTAACTGGCGTGAAAAATGAAATCGTTCTGGCTGCTGTTCCTGCCATTAACGACATGATGGAGACCTTAAGCGATCCAACTGTGATAGAAGGAATCAAGGGCATCGCCGGTGCTCTTATCGATGTAACCACTCTAACCATTGAGTTTGCTGCTGAGTTCTCATCCTCAATCAAATCTATATCGGATGATCTGGCCGCGTTCTCAGGTGGTGCTGCACTTGACGACTACGAGCGCTCAATCAAGGAATTGGAGCGTTTATCTAATAGACGTGAGCGCTGGGCCACTTTCGGGGAGGCTCTACTTTCGGACGAATACATTGCTGAAACTGAAGCGAGAATTAAGCAGCTTCAAGGCACAGTTGGTAATTTTGAAAAAGGTCTGGATGCTCTTGGAAATCCTCTTAGCCGTTCTGATCTAGAGGCTGAGATTGCAAGAATAACGTCCCATCTAGAAGACCTGGAAGAAATGAACTTCTTGGGTGTCAACACCCTCAACATTGAGCGCCAGAAAAACGTACTCGAGTCTTTTAATAAGGCGTTAGCTAACACCGCAGAATTAAAGAAGGATAGCGAGGAAGAGGGCCCAAGTGGCCAGTCAGCAGGCCCGATGACTCCCAGAGTCTTTGGTATTGACATTGATCAGAAGTTTGTTAGCGAGGCAATGAAGAAAGCCGAAGAGCGACAAAAAGCTGCTCGTGAAGAAGCTGAACGATTAACAGCTGAGATTTCCAACCAGGTGGCGGAATGGGAGAAACAGGCTAAGACCCTGGGGCTTTCCAGTGAACAGTTGGCTGTATACAACCTTGAGCAGATGGGTGCCACCGATGCTCAGATTGCATCCGTAGAAGCCGCTCAGGAACAGATTAAAGCCTACGAACAGCGTATTAAGAAAGAAGAAGATTATAAGAACCTGGTTGGCGAACTTCGCACGGAAGAAGAGCAGCTGGCCGATCAGATGCGTGAACGCCTGGCTATTCTCGATGCGATGGGTGATTTGACCGATGATCAGCGTAACAACACGCTAGGCCGCATTGTTGACGATGCCTTTGGAGAGGCGCCGGAACTTGGCAAAAGCAAAGACCAGGAAGGAATCGACGAATCCAGAAGTGAACTTGAAGATTGGTATGCAGAGCAGCTTGATATGCTCGATACCTTCCGCAAGGAGCGCGCTGACCTCAACGCTCAGTGGGATGAAAAGGAAGCTGAATTAAAGCAGGAATACCAGGAACGTCAAAATGAAATAGAACGTGAAAACGAAGAGTTAAGACGCCAGCAGCGTGAAGAAGGCTATATGGCGCTGCTGGACATCATGGGGCAATACTTCGATGGAATGGAAGGCAAAGAAGCGGCCTATGCGAGAGCTGCCATTCAAATAGGCAAGACGCTTCTTGACGAAAAGAAAATGGACTCTATTGAGTCTATCTGGACAAACACCTATGACGCGGCAATGGGCGCATACAACGCCCTGGCATCAATCCCTTATGTTGGCCCATTCCTCGGCGCTGCTGCATTCGGTGCGGTAATGGTCACAGGTGCGGGTGCTGCTGCAGGCGTCATGGGTATGGCTCACGATGGTCTCGATTCTGTGCCCGAGACTGGCACCTGGTTGCTTGAAAAAGGTGAGCGGGTAACGACCGCTAACACCAGTGCCAAGCTGGACAATACTCTGGATCGCGTCATGAACAGCATGGGCAACGGTCGAACCGGTGGTGGTGTGAACCAGACCATCAATGTTCAAGGTAAGCCAGACCGTAGGACTTCGAAACAAATCGCCCAGGATTCCGCAAAACAACAAAGAGTAACCGCTAAGAGGTATGGTGTCGGTGTTTAACGAATCGCGATTATTAGACCGGGTAGCCTATGGCTCTGAGTTCGGTCACAGCTACAAAACGCGCATAGAAGAACTACGCTCAGGCGTGGAACGAAGGAATGCCGAATGGGATCTTCCACTGGCCAGTTGTTCTTTGATTTTTCAGAACATAGATGAAGATGACCATCATATTGTGATTGCCGCACATCATGCCTGCAAAGGGATGCTGATCGGCCTCAGAGTAAAAGACTGGTCTGATTATAAAGCGATTAATGAACCAATAGGATTTGGCACAGGCGCACAGGAAACCTACCAGCTGACCAAGACCTACACCTTTGGAGCATTAAGCACTGCTAAAAAGATATCCAAGCCAGTGCAGGGGCAAGTATCTGTATTCGCTGATGGTTCGCCTGTTACTCCAGATTCTATTGATTACACCACGGGGATAGTTACTTTGACTGCCACATCAGGGCAGGAAATCACCTGGACCGGTGAATATGATTTACCTATGAGATTTGATAGCGATGAGATCAGCTTCAGTGCTGACAACCGTTCGGGTGGTAAGTTAATCCTCAATACAGACGTTCAGCTTGTGGAGCTTCGCTTGTGAGAAACATTCCCGCAGCACTCAAAGCCCATATTGATTCTGGCGTAACTACGCTTTGCCGGTTGCTAAAAATCCGTCTGGAAGATGGACGTGAGTTTGGAATGACCACGCTTGATCGCGACGTTGAATACCAGGGGCTTAGCTATAAGGCTATGAACGGCTTTGACACTTCCATTATATCGACTGATGAAAGCTTTAGTGTGGACAACGCGGAAGGTTATTCCCTGTTCGCAGCATACGTTCCAGGTATCGAAGCGGACATGGTTTACCGTGGCGAACTGGATAACGCCACCTGGGAAATGATGATCGTGAATTACTCAGACTTAACCCACGGACATATCTTGCTCGACCGCGGCGATGTAGGTGAAGTCAAGGCAGTGCGCGATACAGTCTTTATCCCTGAACTTCTTTCCTTCACCGCCCGGCTCAGACAGACCATTGGACTTGTTGACAGTCGCACTTGCCGTGCTCGATTTGGAAGCCCTGCCAACTCTCAAACAGGGTGCGGGGTTGACGCAGAAGCCCTGTGGGAATCGCACACAGTAACAGCAGAAGCCAGCGAAGAGCCTAATGTGACCTTCTTTAGCAACACGGTAGCTGGAATCACGCCACCGGCAAGGGTTAAGTGGACGGGTGGTGACAATACGTCAACACGACTATACCAGGTCGAAGTCGTCGATGAATCAACTGGGCAAATCACCCTATTGGAGCCCCTGCCTTTCCCGGTATCAATCAATGACACTTTCGATATTCGGCCTGACTGCGACAAACGATTTGCTACCTGTCGCGATACCTACGACAACATGCTTAATTTCAAAGGTGAAAACCTGATCCCAACTGGCGAAGCTGTGGATACGCCTGGCACAGCAACAGGTGGAGGCTTTACCGGTGGATACACAGACAATGACGAACCAATTCAGCAGCAATAGAAGCCTGGCCATTAATTACGCTCGAAGCCTGATAGGGGCTAAGTGGCGGCATCAGGGGCGCTCGCCCTGGGCGGTGGACTGCATTGGGCTGCTGGTGTTGTCTTTGCGAGAAGCAGGGCTGGAGCTGGAAGATACGACTCACTATAGCCGCGAACCCTGGAACGACAATCTACAAGCCGAATTAAGAAAGCGCTTTGGTGAGCCTGTGGAGAATTATCAACCTGGAGATATTGCGGTGTTTAAGGCATTTTCTCAAGATCCGTCACACGTCGGGCTAATTGCAGAAAGTCGTCATGGGGGATTATCCCTAATCCATTCACGCGCTGGACATAAAGTGATGGAGCACGGCTTCGATAAGAAGTGGCAAAGAATGTTTGTGGAGGCCTATAGCCCATGGGCCAGTTAATATTTGGTAAAACCGCCGTTGTCGAAGGACAGCGATTCAATCAGCTCAAGGTTCAGACCTCAAAAGAAGGTGTCCCGCGCCCGATCATCTTCGGAACGGTTCGCCCTGTGGTGGGTAATGTTATCGCAGCAGCAGAGCCACGCATTGTCGAGGTTCGACAAAAAAGTGGTGGCAAAGGGGGAGGTGGCGTAGAAACAGAAAGTGATGAGGTTTATCGAACTTACGCGATCCGAATTTGCGAAGGGCCAGTGACTGCGGTAACAAAGGTGTGGCGTAACAACGTGCTTGTCTTTGATAAAAAGATTTATGACGAAGGGCAAGATGCGCAAGGCGAGTATCCTGAAAACCTTAAAGCAATCTTCGAGAACAGTCAGGCCTTTCACAACATTGTCGAATTCTTCCTGGGCGACTACGACCAGCAGCCGTCAGCAGTTCTTCAGGGCGCCTTTGGGGTTGATGAGGTTCCGCCCTATCGAGGCACCTGCTACATGGTGGTGGATGATGAAAATCTAACCTCGAATAATGGCGCTATCCCTCAGTATCGGTTCGAGGTCGAAAGGTGTGTCGGTACGTTTTTAACCAGCAAGCCGTATCCCGTTTATTCAGAGACGGCTGTCGAAGTGACAAGCTTCGCTGTGAACTCAATCAATCTTGAAGCCTACGTCGTTGAGCATGGGGTTACGGAGGCTGTCGAAGTGACAAGCTTCGCTGTGAACTCAATCAATCTTGA